TTTAAGCTTACGTCAAAAAACTCTGGCATCTGGCTCGGTGATTTTGTATCGGTCGATCATCGAAACTGCGTTGATATTTTCGGAAATTCGCAGCCGATGAACATCCAGATTCTCAGTGCGCAGGAATCTAAGCCAGGTATTGAGTTTTCCTATATTGGGCAGCAATTCATTTTTGAGGAGCCTGCGAATCCCGATGAGCGTCTTATTATTATCGCGGCCGATCAGCTAAATGTTAATTTACGAACGCTCCACGATTCTGTCTACACTGCACCAGTAGGCGGCGAAGTGATACGTGTCGTCGTCCGGTCTGGCGTTGTCATTGGCGCACGCGGCTACGAGTTCTCCGAGACTTTTAGCGGGTCGCTCAAAGGCTATTACTACAATACAACACCAACGACGATCACACGAGACTTCGCGCCGCTGATGCGCAGAGAGGCGACGGGCACAACAAACTTCGCTGTTGGCGCAACGATCACCAATGGGGCGATTAGCTACGAGCTAATGTCAGATATGCGGGAAGTACCTCCATCTATCGCGTTCGACACTGGCACTTGGCCCGGTGGAGTCACCATCGAGATGACCGTGCTGTCTGGCGCGTACATCGTTGGAGAGGGTGGATTCTCAAGCGTAAACGCGGGGCGGAATGTCTCAAATATATTTACGCGGCTGGCCATCGCCAGCGACGGCGGAAATGCGATGCGGATTCAGCACCCGATCACTATAAATAATTCCGGTATCATCGCAGGCGGTGGTGGTGGCGGGTTCCCATCGATCATGCCGCAGTCAGACACTGGCTCACTTTTGTTCGCGGTTCAGCCATCTGGCACTGGTGCTGGTCGACTCGCCCACGATGCTCTTGCCGTCGCTGATTTCGATCCGCTTATGCCATCCTACCTCGCTGGCAAGTATGCCATCGTGATGACGCCTTCCGGCGGATCACTGACGGCAGGCGGCTACGGAACGGCGCAGAGTTTAGCTGTTGGCGTATATGGTACATTCTATGGCGGGGCTGCTGGCGCAATAGGTTCAGATTCAGACCCGTCTTTTGTTGTGGCCGATGGTCTTGGTGTTACTACGCCCGCTCCTGCTTACATCGGCGGGCGAACAGGGTACTCTATTTCAGAGGGCGCGAGCCTTATCACTTGGACAAACAAGGGCGACGTTCGCGGCCCGGAGATTGCTTGATGACTTATTCGATTTGGCAGCGTTTTATTACTGATGGCGGCGAGGCTGTTGTGGCTGGCGCTACCATCTCCGTTTATCTGGAGAGCAGCGGAGAGCCTGCTACGCTGTACGATGGCCCGTCTGGGTCGCCAATAGGCAGCACAACAACATCGGGAATTGACGGCCTTGCGAAGTTTTTTGCACCAGCGGGGACTTATAAAATTGTTGCCGCAAAAGGCGCATTCTCGACTGAGTTTCGGCACGTGCAGTTAGGCAATTCTCAGTCGCATGATGTAGGGTCGGGCCTTGATGATGTTGTCATCGGCTCGGAGTTGTTGGCAAAAAAAGACGTTCTCTCTTTTGCAAATTTTGCAGCATTCCCCGCAACGGGTGCTGATGCGACGTTGTACGTCGCGGCTGATACAGGACTTGTATATCGGTGGGATGGAGCAGCGTATGCGGCGGCGTTCGGGGGTGGCTTCTACATGTACGACACCAAGGCCGCTGCCAATGCCGCAGTTGGCGGGATGGCTGATCTGGCCATTGTCGAAGTCCTAGCCGACGAATCCCAGTCTGGCGCACGCACTCGTTACCGCAAGGAGTCGGGCAGCCTGGTGTTCAAGATTGCACTGGAGCAGTTCCTCCAGTCCGGAGCCGGCGCTGTGCCGAGGACGGCGCGGGCGAAGCTGCGCGATACTGTCAGTGTCAAGGACTTCGGGGCGATGGGCGATGGGGTGGCTGATGATACAGCAGCGATTCAGGCGGCAATCAATTCCGGGGCATCCAAGATTGAGATTCCCGAAGGCACCTACATATTCACCAATATCATTATCAATCCATCCCTGCGCGAGTTTATTGGTTCTGGATCAGCAAGCACCGACACTTATCTGAAACGAAAGACCGGCGCGACAGGGGCTGGGATTGCGTGGAACGGCTCCAACCGTGTAACCCAGGCAGTCATCGGTCATTTCCGAATGGACGGCAACAGCGAGGTTGCTGAAACCTATGGCATTGATCTGTCTGGCTTTAGCTACTGCACCTTTCAAAACATGTGGATTCGTGCTTTTCGGATGGATGGAGTTTATGCGAACGGCTCCATTACCCCTGTCAATAAGCAGTTCAGCAACAACACATTCGTAAGTGTCCGAAGCAACAATAATCTGCGTGACGGATGGAGGTTCGATGGTGGAGCTGCTGCAAACAGCGCCAACACCTATGTAGGTTGCGAAGGCGCGGCGAATGCAGGGATCGGCTTCAATGAGCTTTATGGGTATAGCAACCAGACCGTTGGCTGCACCTTTCAAGGCAATACCATTCGAGACTTCTACACTAATGGAAGCCGAAACAAGCACGACTTCTACGCGGAAGGCTCCCCAAAGCCAGTGGAACTGGGGGCTGCTTCCTTTGGAAACCAGTTCAGCGCCAGAAGCAGCTATCCGCTATGGAATACGTTTGTTGATGCCGGCACGCAAAATATTGTGTCCATCCGTGGAGAGGTTGAGCCTGAGAGGCATATTTTTAATAACCCATTCTTTTTGAATTGGACTTTGTCAGTCCCAAAAAACATCGCGCTGAATGGATCACCTACTCTGTCGTCTTTTTCGGATGCTAACTCTCCAGCAAATGCTGGTGTTCAAGCCACGGTAAATGCCAATTTCCAGGGTCTGGTCTTTTCACTGAGCGAAACAAAGGAAAATCTGCAAGGGAAGTGGGTAACACTAATTCTTGAAATTGATACGTCAGGCGTTGTGGATACGCTTAATTCCCGCGTAGTCGCAAGAGACGGAGCTACGGATAACCCTGCGACAGGGGAGTTCTCGACTGAGAACCTGCCTGTCTCCGCAAGTGGCACGTTTGTTCGGCTGGCTTATGACGTAAAGTTCGCTGCATCGGTTTCCGGGACTCCGACGATTTTGTGGTATATGGCCTATTCAGGAGTTTCTGGCTCTAATGTCATTAAGATCAGGTCGGCCCGAATATTAATGGGGCAGACACGAAAAGCATCCCAGTATATTGGGGTGGAAGCCCAGCATTCGACATCGACGACCGCTCTCGGTGGAGCTACAAATGGCATTAATACGCACAGAAAATACGCAGGGCGACTAGTCTATGAAACCAGCACCGGGAAACTTAGGTTTGCAGTCGGAGAGCTACCTACTTCGGCATGGCGGGCAACCGATGGTACGGGTGACTTGACGCCAACATAATCAAAAAACACCACATAGCCGGCTCATATTGGCAAGCGCGGATTGGGTTAAGTACCTTCAGCGGTCTTACCCCCTGATACAGAGTCAGGTGCTCCATAAATGAAACCGCGGTCTGTGCAAAGGTAGCGTATCAATGCCTTGCCGGTCTGCAACCACGCGGCTACTGTTGCGTGGGCCTACGAGCAGCTGAAAACCCTGCCAGAGTTCGCTGGCGCAGTAGACGTATAAGGAAGCCGTGATGCACGACAGACTTGAAGGGTGGGTTGTGGCACTTGTAAGCTCACCAATTTTGCAGGCCGCGATTCTGTCGTTCGTTCTTGCCATCGCGCGCGTTGCGTATGACAATAAGGAGACGTCATTCCAGCGCGGCCTCCTTGAAGGTTCGATGAGCGGCCTACTCACGTTCATTGCAGGAACGGGCGCGAACTGGCTGGGCGTGTCTCCAGGGTGGACTTACATCTTTGGCGGCGTGCTGGCTTACGTCGGTCTAGAGCTATTCCGCAAGACCGTCTTGGATATTGTCAAGGTGAAGTTCGGAAGGAGAGCAGGTGATGAGTGAACCTCGGTGGATAACAATCGCACGGAAGTACAATGGGCTGAAGGAAGTGCCGGGTGTGCGCCACAACCCAGTCATCCTCGGTTGGCTCAAGCTGATTAACTCTTGGGACACGACGGATGAAGCTCCGTGGTGCGGAACCTTTATTGGCGCAATGTTCAAGCACGCTGGAGTTAAAATCCCACTGTTGGCGATGCAGGCAAAGGCGTGGCTCAAGTGGGGCAAGAGCATTCCGGTTTGCGTAGGCGCTGTTGGCGTTAAGTCGCGCGTTGGAGGTGGGCACGTGACCTTCATCGTAGGCCGCACCAAGGAAGGGCGCTACGTTGGGCTTGGTGGCAATCAGGGCGACGCCGTTAGCTACGCGCTCTTTGACCCCAAAGTGTTTGAGGACTTCCGCTGGCCGGATGGTGAACCAATTCCGTTGGTCGTGGGAGCAGGTTCTTTACCGATAATGCGCATCACGCAAACGGGAGTGGTAAGTGAATCCTAAACTGTTCAGCCTCATCTCGCCAGTAGACCCGCGCACCATCGCTCTGGTGGTTGTTGGCCTTGTGGCGTTCTTCATGGGCCTGCGCTTTGAGCAAGTCAACACGCAGAAGGTTAAGTTGGCGTGGCGAACGGAACAGCTGCGTGTTGACTTGCTCAAAGCGCAGGCCCTTACTGCGGCTGTAAAGGACGCAGTCAAAACCAGTGAGGCGGCGAGAGACGCTGCGGAGAAAGCAAATGTTATATCAAGTAAGCGTGAAGCACAGCGTAATGTGGAGCATAGCAATCTTCTTGCTCGCTACAATGCTGAGCGGGTGCGCAGCGAAGCCTTGCGTAAGTCAGCAGCAGACAGTCCTGCCACCAACACCGGCGTCGGTGAGCCGGGCGCTGCCAGAGGAATCTTTAATGACGAGATTGGAGCGGATATTATTTCCCTAGTCAGCGAGGCCGACTTGTATCTGAACGGGCTAAGAGACGCTCAGGCCTACATCGGGATAATAAAAGATGCTTGCGCGCCCCAACAACCTTCCGTCGGGGCGCGCTGAGGTTCACATCGACAAGATGAGCGAGGCAACCTCTTCTTTGGCTTGAAGCGCCTCTGCGATCCTTTCGTCAATGGTGTCTGACGCGGCCAAGTCGATATAGCGAACGCTCTTCGTCGTTCCGATGCGGTGGCAACGGTCTTCCGACTGAAGCCGGTTCTCAAGCGAGAAGTCTGAACTGTAATAGATCGCAGTCGACGCGGCCGTGAGGGTGAGGCCGATACCGCCTGATTGCTGCTGGCCGATAAATGCACGCACAGAACCTTCTTGGAAACTGTCGACTGCAACTTCGCGATCGGCCGTTGAAACGCTTCCGTGATACTCCACTGCGGGGATTCCGAGCCGCCTGAACAACCGGGCGATCTGGGCAATCTCTTCTCGGAACGTTGCCCACACTATGAATTGGCCGTCTACGTCCTCGATCAAATCCTCAAGCAGCTCGATGCGCGGATGCGTCTCTGCCAAGCCGACCGGCTCGCCATCAACCATCACGAATCCAGAAACGGCTTGGCGCAGCTTCATCAGCTTTGTGAGCGCGCTGAACTTGTCGATGTCGCCGTCGGAACGTTCGAACACCTGCTCGTCACGCAGCTTCTCATAGACGCGCCGTTGCTCTGGCTCCAAGTCGTATGTGAGGATTTGGTAAACCTTAGGCGGAAGGTCTAGGCACTCTGACTTCAGAATTCGATAGGTTAGTGGGGCCATGAGCCGCGTCAGCTTGTCTAGGTTCTTGTATATGGGCCTGCCGATGGCATCCTTGGCCAGCATCTGAGGAGACCAACGCTCCGCAAGGGCATTGGTGGCATCCTGCACTGAGGCGCCAGGATTGGCCAGCTGGTAGGCCGCTACTTTCGCAGCGATCGTCGCTGGCGAAAGGCGCTTCCTCATGTGCTCACGAGCGATGTTGCGCACCAGCCCGTTCTCAGGAGGAAGGGTCTCGGCATATTCAGCGACGAATGAGCGGTAAGAACGGGTTCCCAGCAAGCCCTTGCCCGGTGCAAGGAACTCGAACTGGGCAAATGCGTCTTGAGGGCCGCCAGTGATCATCGTGCCTGACGCGATGCGGCGCGAAACGGCGTACTGACCAACGTCTATCATGTGCTTCGTTCTGGCGGATGTCATGTTCTTGATGCGAGAACTTTCGTCTACGATCAGCATGGCTTCGTGCGCCATCAGGAATGCACGCAGATAGTCGCGGCCGGGCTTGGTGTTGATTGCGTCGATGTTGACGGCGAAGAAAATAAGCTCGCCATCTTCTGCCGGTTGAAGAAGCTTGTCGAGCTGCTTCTTGTGCTTTACGCCGGGGCTGGCGCGCCAGATGCCTGATCGGACTGGGATGCTCATGTGCTTCGGAATCTCTCTCCGAGCCCAATTTGTGTGAACGCCTTTCGGGGCGATGACAGCCGCAGCCGTTATGCGGCCCGACTTGAACTGGTGCTCGATGTCGTCGAGAAGCATCCACGTCTTTCCAGTCCCCTGCTCTGCCGCAAGCGCAAACGCTTTCGGGTTCGCCCTCAGCCGCGCGCGGCCGTCTTTCTGATGTTCCATCGGTGTTGTTTTCATGATTCAAGAATCTCTGCTATCTCTTCCCAAGTGGTTGCCACAGACGCTTCGATCAGCGCCTGCAGCGGCATGTCGTTCAGCGCATCGGACAAGGCGCACGGAATGAAGTAAAGATTGCGCTTGTCGTCGCGGATGAGCGTGTAAACTGAAAGGCCGTATATGAACGCCTTCTTGTGCCAGCCAAGCTGCGACACGCGCAACCCGGCGTCACCAAGAACCTTCGTCGTGCTTCTGGCAGGCAACTTTGCCGCCTTGAGCTCAATGAAGAATACACCACCGCGATGGGACGCGCCTCTCGTCGCCCCGAAGACGTCCGGCATTCCTTCTGCGACGACATTCTCAACTCGCTCAAGCCACAGGCCGGGGCGATTGCCGAACTTTGTCTTCATGGTGTCCCAGACCTTCTGCTCAGGCTTTCTCACGCTGTCAACTCCGAGTTTGTCAAGCACTTTATCTTCTTCACGGACAGCAAGCTGAACTGCTTCATCCAGCGGCCGCGTACCAGGAACCAATCATGGCCGTCCACCGCGCCGTCGGCAATCTTTCTGCCGATCAATTCCCAGTCGGCAGACTTCACACGCGCGACAACGGGCTTGCTGACCGAGTCGTCGACAACGAACATGTCGAGGAACAGCGAGTTTCCTTCTTTGCGAACGCCGTTCCGTCTGGCAAGGCGAACCGTTTCGTTCTCATCGCGGCGCTCCTTGCGCACCAGCCGGCAGATCAGCACTGCATTCTCGCCGTCATCAAGCTCGGCAAACTCGCCGACACGCCCATTGATGTTGTACTCCGACGGGTTCTTGTAGTAGTCCCCGTAGAGCGTGTGAGCGGGAGAAAGGTCGTCGGCCTTCACCTTGCACTTCGCCAGCTTGGTTAAGTCTTTCTTGGTCAGGCCACCATTCGCCCGGCGCTCAAGGAACCCGGCCGCTCCAACAGGGCCGACGCCGTGGAGGTTGGTGAATCCGCCAATCAACTTTCCTTCTTTCACCGACCAGCTTGCCTCTGACAGCTCTGCGTCGAACGGAACGTAGCTAACGCCTTCGTCGCGCAGCTCGCGAAGTATCTCGATTGTCTGTTCGTCGTCCTTGGCATTGCGCAGGCAGGCCGCTGCATACTCAAGTGCGTGGTAGCACTTCATGTATGCGCACCAGTAGCTGATCACAGCGTAAGACGTTGTGTGCGACTTGTTCATGCCCCAAGCGCCGAACGAACAGATCTCATTCCAGATCTCGTTGGCCTGCTCAAGAGGAATTCCTTGCGTCGCACAACCTTTCGCGAACACCTCGCCGCGCTGATCGAAGAATTCTTTACCCTTGCGGCCCGACATTGCCTTGCGGATGACCGACGTTTCTTCCCATGTGAACTGGCCAAGCTCGCGAACGATTCGCATCACCTGCTCTTGGTAAAGAACGACGCCCATCGTCTCTTCCAAGTACACGGCCATGGAGGGGTGTTTGTACGTTATCGGTTCTCTCCCGGCCGCGCGCTGGATGTAGTGGCCCGTCGCACCACCTCCCAACGGGCCGGGCCGGGCCAGCGCGGTTACGTGGTCGATGCGCTTGAAGTCACACACGTCGACTTGCTGAGACACGCGCCGTTGCGCCGCGCCTTCGAACTGGAAGAGGCCGCTGAACTTCTGCTCGTTGAAGATTCGCAGCACAGCTGGATCGTCAAGCTTCAATCCATAAAGCTGCTCTGGCGTGATGCAGCCCGTCTCTTCTATGACGCCAAGCGTCCTCAGGCCAAGCGCATCAATCTTGAGCAGGTTAAGTTCCTCTGCGTCCTTCTTGTCGAGCTGGGCAACGCCGTTGAGCACAGTGCAGTACTCTGTCACAGGGAGATTCGAAACGATCACCCCGGCCGCGTGCACGCCCGTGTGACTTGCGTGATTCTCAAGTTCATTCATCAACTCAGCTTCTGGAAAGCGCCTACGGAACTCTTGGCCGGGGCCGGTGTTGGTGAGCGTATCCTCAAGCCCTTTGCCGTAGCGCGAATCGCCGGAAGAATACTCGATGAGCACATTGAGCACGGCGAACGTTGCTGGTGCAGGAATGCCGAGGCGCTTCCCGACGTGAGCCATAACGGAACGCGGCTTGAGCGTGTTGATCGAGCCTATGCGCGCAACATTCGCGTCGCCGTACTTTTCGGCAAGGTATTTGAACACCAATTCGCGCTTCTGGTCATTGAAGTCGATGTCGATGTCGGGAAGGTCGTCGCGGTTGATGTCGATGAATCGCTCGAACAGAAGCTCGCTCGGCAACGGGTCGACTTCTGTTATGCGCAGAAGGTAACACACCAGCGAGCCGGCTGATGAGCCGCGCGCCGGGCCTACCAGCATGCGTTCCTTTGCCCACTGAACAAGGTCGGCCACGACAATGAAGTAAGACTCGAACGCCTTCTGCTTGATCATGGCCAGTTCGCGCTCTAGCCGGCTCTGGTATTCGGCTGTCCACCCGGCGATGTGCCCTTTCTCAAGGCGGTAACTCTTGCCAGCGTCCACCAGACCTGCCAAGTCGCCCGGAACGTCAATGAGCGGCGCGGTTGGAAGGGTTAGCTTCCCAATTCGTTCTGCCACGGCGATGGTATTGGCCACGGCCGTGGCGAACGTCCCGTCGTCCAGGAACCAGAAGGCTTTTCGCCAGTCGCTGTGGGCCAGTATTTGCGCAGGTGTGGTTTTATTGTTCCTAGCCCAAGCCTTGTAGTGGTCTTCGTCCTTCGGTCCAGGGTGCCCATTGCTGCCAGTCAGGACGAGAGGCTTCCCGGTTCGCTCGGCAAGCGCAACGCCTGCCAACGCGGCCGTGACCGAATCTGGGTTTATGTCGACGTAATCGAACAAGGCCGGGTCGGTTAGCGCATACCCGGCGAATCGCAGCACGCCGGGCCGCTCTGCCATGTCGGCGAACGTTGTTGGGGCTGACGACATGAACTTGTAAAACTCACGGGTATCCGACGCAAGCACCCAACAAGGAAGCTTGCCGCCTTCTGGCATCGTGATCTTTATCTCAGCGCCGAAGCCGGGGGATATTCCTTTGGAAGAAAGTTCCTTCTGCCAGCGCACATGACCCCAAGTCCCGCCAGTGTCGACGCACGCGGCGTAAGCGCAGCCAATTTCTTCGAGCCGCTCTGCCACTGCGGGAATCTTTCCGAAGGCTTCTCCGAAGCTGTACTCAGTTCTGACTCGCAATTGTGGCATCATTAAGTTGTCCAATCCAATTCTCCTTTATCACAATTTCGGCAAGGGCGCGGCAGTCGTCCAACGCTCTGTGGGTTTGGGCCAACGGCGTCCCAACGACATCTTCGTAAAGCTCTGTGAGCTTAGGGCGACGGCCGTAGCGCGGAAGGCTCTCTTGCACCGTGCAGAACAGTATGCGCGGCCATTGGAAGTCGCCTGCTCCAAGGCGAAGCATTTCAAAGTCGATCATGGACTTGTCGAATGGAAGGTTGTGGGCGATCACAACGTCGCACCCGGAAAATAGATCGATGATTGCCGGCAGAAGGTCGGCGAATTTCGGCTTACCTTTCAGGTCTTCGTTTGTGAGGCCGGTTATCTTGGTGATGATCGGTTCAAT